TTCATTGCCTGTAGTACAAATCAATTCAATCAGTGTCCCCTATAGGGGTCGTCTTATAAATTTTGCTGGAGATAGACAATATAGCCCTTGGACTGTTGGAGTTTATGACGACGGAAATTCGCAAAACTTGTGGACCGCTTTCCAAAAATGGAAAGAGTTAATAGATGGTCATTATACCCACAGAGTAACGGGAAACGATTACAATTACACACGATACCAAACTACGTGGGAAGTTAGACATTTGGATGTTAACGGAGAAGATACTCTCCGAAGAATAACTCTATATAAATGTTGGCCAAGTGTAGTTGGAGAAATTAATTTAAATATGGGTGAAAGTAACTTTGTTGCTTTCAGCGTCACATTAACATTTGACAACATACAAATATGGGGAGTCTAAATGTTAAACGAATTTAAAACAAATTTTTTAGGTGGAACCAGATCTAACAGATTTTTAATCGAAGGTAGAATTCCTACAGGAGGACAGTTTACAAAGTTTCACGTTAGATCTACAATAATTCCACAAATGTCAACAAAAACTTTAACATATGACTATTTTGGAAGAAAATATCATTATCCCGGTGAAAGAGAATATGGTAACTGGGCCTTTACGGTCTTAGATGACGTTGGTGATAACGATCTTTGGAAAGATTTTCAAAAGTGGCATAATAATATTAATAACCATGTAACAAACGAATCTTTTGATCTTGCCGGAGGAGATGATTATAAAGCATACAACTGGAAGATTAAACATCTAGACATTAACGGCAATAATGTTTTAAAAGAGTTCGTATTGCAAGGTTGTTGGCCAGCATCCGTGTCTCAGTTGTCTCTAAATATGTTGCAGCCCAATACATTGAGCTCGTTCAATGTGATTATCGTTTACGATTACATTGAAATCACAAATATTACATCAAGAACAAATTCGTGAGGAAATAAATGGAAATAGAAGCTTTTGGATTTGAATTTGGCAAAAAAAGAACAACTAAGCAGGATAAAATTGAAAAGAACCTGCAGTCTTTTACTGCCCCCGAAGTTTATGATGGAACCGTAACAGTTGAAGCTGGTGGTTTCTTTGGCACAGCTTTGGACTATTCCTCATCGATGCGCGATGAAAGCGCATCAGTTGTTCAATACAGAAACATGTCAATTTATCCAGAAGTTGACAATGCAATTGATGAAATCGTAAACGCATCCATAGTTTTGGGAACAGACAGAAAACCCGTCAAACTTGATTTGGGTGATTTGCCAGTTTCTGACGTTATTAAAAATAAGATATACAGAGAATTTGATAGAATCATACATCTTTTAGATTTTAATAATAAATCTTATGAAGTTTTTAGACGTTGGTATATCGATTCAAAGATTTTTTATAATATCGTAATTGACAAAGATTTGCCTACTGAAGGCATCAAAGAGCTAGTTCCAATTGATCCTCTAAAAATTAAAAAAGTTAGAAAGATCAAAAAAGAAAACGAACAAGTAAACGGTCAAACAATTTCTTTGATAAACGACATCGAAGAATATTATCTTTATACCAACACCGATAAAGAAACCTTTATGATGACTGGTCCCGGTGGATTAAAACTTTCCATGGACAGCGTCGTTTACGTTCCATCTGGCATAATCGACCTCAATACAAAACGTGTTTTAGGATATCTGCATAAGGCAATCCGCCCACTAAACATGTTGAGACAACTAGAAGATGCTCTTCTAGTTTACCGCATTGCACGTGCACCTGAGCGTAGAGTGTTTTATGTCGATGTTGGTCAGCTACCAAAACAAAAAGCCGAACAATACATGCGAGACATGATGAGCCGTTTCCGCAATAAGCTCATCTACAATCAAGCAACAGGCGAAGTTAGAGATGAAAGAAACCATCTTTCAGTTCTTGAAGACTATTGGCTACCGAGAAGAGAGGGATCAAGAGGAACCGAAATTACCACCCTTCCCGGCGGACAAGCAATGTCTCAAATTGAAGACGTTGATTATTTTAAGAAAAAACTTTATAACTCTTTAAACGTTCCAATTAGCCGCCTAACTTCAGAATCTACCGGATTTAATATGGGTAGATCTGTAGAAATTACCAGAGAAGAAGTTAAATTCTACAAATTTATCGATAGACTCAGACATCACTTTTCAAAGATGTTCTTGGACATCTTGCGCGTTCAGCTTCTTTTGAAGGGTGTGATGACCGAGGAAGATTGGCATCAGCTTAAGATTGATATCAAATTTAATTTTAATACCGATAACTATTTCTGGGATTTAAAGGAAGCTGAAATTTTGGCAGAACGATTGAAAATGATTTCAATTGTTGATCCATATGTTGGTAAGTATTTCTCTTCTGCATATATCCGTAAAAACATTCTTCGTCAAACAGAAGAAGATATGCGTTCTATTGATAAGGAGATGGAAGTAGATAGACAAAAAATGCAAGCAGAGCAAATGGCTCTAATGGCACAACAACAGGCTCAACAACAAGGAGCTGAAGAAAGCGCAGAACAGTAATGGAATCTTTAACAAAAATTTTATTAAAAAATGGAATAAAGGGCATGCTTTCGGAAAATGAAAGCTATTTTAAAGAAAATATTGTTCAAACGCTTTCATTTAAACTGAATGCTTCCATCCAAGAGGCAACTTTAGCTCTATCTGAGAACCTTTTAGTATCAGAGTCAACAACTCCAGAAACACAAAGTTTGAAAAACTTTGTTATATTTTTGGAGTCATTTAAACCCGGAAAATTTAAATTTAAAGATGACAGCATTATAAATATTACTGAATCTGATATTGAAAGCATAAAAAAATTGTTTGAGGGGTTAAATACAAAAAATCGTCTTCAACTAACAAAAGACATTTTTAAAAACCCGACAGAATTCAAACAACACATAGAATTTTCAAAATCAGCAAAAGGACTTTTATGAAAAATAATATCAGAGAAATGATTAAGAGTGCAATTGAAGAGAACGCAGTTTCTTTTAAGGATACTGCTTCTCAAACACTGTACACAAAGGTTGCTAGCAAATTACAAGAGCAATACAAAACAGTCGCACAAAACTTAATGAGACCAACCAATGAAGCTGATAACAGAACTAACTGAAGACATCAAGTATATCAAAGAAAATGTCGGAAACGGTGAAAAACATTATTTCATCGAAGGCATTTTCATGCAAGCCGAACAAAAAAACCGCAACGGAAGAATCTATCCAAAGAACATTTTGACAAAGGAAACTGGGCGGTATATCAATGAATATGTCAACAAAGGCCGTGCTTTGGGTGAGCTAAACCATCCAACTGGCCCGACAGTAAACCTTGACCGTGTATCCCATATCGTAAAAGATCTTCACGAAGATGGAAATAATATCTACGGAAAAGCTAAAGTATTAGATACCCCAATGGGCCGTATTGTCAAGAATTTGATTGACGAAGGTGCCCAACTCGGTGTTTCCACAAGAGGTATGGGTTCTCTTAAGGCCCGTAACGGATTCCAAGAGGTCCAAGAAGACTTCATGCTTGCAGCAATCGATATTGTTGCAGATCCTTCAGCCCCAAATGCTTTCGTAAACGGCATCATGGAAGGCAGAGAATGGATTTTTGAAAATGGAATTTGGACAGAAAGACAAAGAGATTCCGCCGTTAAGCTTATCAAATCCTCCTCAAAGAGAGATCTTAATAAGAACATCGTCAAGGTATTCGAAGAATTCTTCAATAAACTCTCATGAGCTACAAGCTACCAAATGACACCAAAGACTATCTTTTGTTTATGATAGAAAATAGGATTGAAAAAAATCCTCAAGATTCTGTCTTTAAGAACAAAAAGTGCTATGAGCAACTTTATATCTTAGAGCAACCTGAAAATAAAAATCCAAAAGCCCCAAATGAAACACCAGAAGGTGGATTTGGTTCAGGCAAACCCAGAAAGAAAAAAACAGAATTACAACCCGGCTTTGGTGAGATCATGATGGGTGATGCCAGAGAAGACAGCAGCGACGACGAAGAAGTCGAAGATTCAAATCCTCTTTTAAAGTTAGTCGGCGCAGGAACTGCAGCGGGGATCGGTGCTTTGGCCGGGGGAGTTTTAGGAAAAGCCGCTAGCTCTATTGTTGGAAAAGCTGGCCCTCTTGGTAAATACGGGGCCAAGGCACTCTCTAGCCTAGGCAAACAAGCTGAAGAAATTTCTGGCAAAACTTGGATTGAGGCACAACTAGGAAAAATTGGACAAAGTCAAATGGAACTTGCTGCTCAGGGCGCAGGTTCTCCATGGACAAAATTCGTAATTCCAGAAAAGAAGCCAACCAAAATACTCTCACCAGAACAAAAAGCAAAAGAGGCATATAACGCAGAAACACAAGATCTTGCAAGTCGCATGAAAGGCGAAGAGATAAGAAACCGTGCAAGACAACAAGGATTGATTCCTTGAACAATCATTTAATATAAATAATTTTACAATTTAAGGATCCTTTGATTATGAAAAACAACAAAAAGTACACAATTTCTGAAGCTGCCGTCGAAGCCATGGGCCTCGGTGCTATTTCTGATGGAAAGCCAGATTTCGACGCCACCGGAAGGGGTTCAATGACCCCAGCTCCAGTAGTCGCTGGTATGCCTGCAACAACCCCAGTTGCTTCCCCAGTAGTCCCCAACAGCATGGCTGGTGGTGCAAAAATGGCTGCTGCTCCCGCTCAACCACAAGTTGAAGAGGAAAATGAAGAAGCAGAAGAGGAAATGGAAGACTCTGAATCTGAACCCGATACAGATGTCGAAGAAGTCGAAGAACAAGCAAGAGCTCAATTCCGTACAGCTCTAGTATCTCTTCTCGGTGAAGAAAACGCCACAGAAGAACTAGTCGAAAAGCTTGAAGGAATTTTTGAAGCTGCAGTTACCGACCGCGTTGAGCGCACCGTAGCCACAATCGTAGAAGACGTAGACAGCAACGTCAAGACTTATCTTGACAATGTCACAGAATCCTTGGTTGAAAAGGTTGACGATTATCTTGACTATGTCGTTGAAGAATGGATGACAGAAAACGCTGTCGCCGTCGAACAAGGCATCAAGACCCAAATTGCTGAAAACTTCATCACAGGTTTGAAGAATCTCTTTGAGAACCACTACATCGACGTTCCAAACGAGAAGTATAACGTTCTAGACGAACTTTATGCCCAAAACCGTGAACTAGAGGGTAAGCTAAACGAATCTTTCAATCAAAACATTGCTCTTCGCAAGCAAGTTGAATTAACAGAGTGCGCTGGAATCTTCGTTGCCGAGACAAGAGATCTTGCCGACACACAAATTTCTAAGCTTCAATCCTTGATGGAAAACGTTAGCTTTGCATCGACCGACGAGTATCGCAGCAAGCTAGTTGCCATCAAAGAAAACTACGTAAACACATCAAAAGTTTCTGCTCCAGCCCGCACACCAGAGCCAGAGCAAACTTTTTCACCAGTCAAGGGTAATCCAACAACATTAGTAGAAGGATATGTTGGAGCCTTGGGTAGACTAAACAAAAAAGTCTAAAAAACAAATTTTATAAATAATTTTACCTCACAGGAGATAACTTAAAAATGCAATTCGCAGACAACACACCATATGACGTATTAACCGAGAAGTGGGAGCCAGTGCTTTCGCATGAAGCTCTTCCTTCGATCCAAGATGATTACCGCAAGAAGGTAACAGCCGTTCTTCTAGAGAACCAAGAGCAAGCTCTTCGTAGCCAACACCTAACCGAAGACATGAGCTCTGGTAACCTCGGA